GCACCGCCTTTGGATTTCTGCATGTAAGCCATGCCTACGCGAGTGTTGTACAGGCCAGAGTCCAGTGCTCCGCCACCGCCCAATACATCTACATCGTCTTCGATTTTTACATCAGTCTTTACTGCATTTAATAGTGACATCAAGTGTCTCCTTAGTTATGAATGGTTGTGTTGCGGGTAACTCACTTTCCGTAGTATTTATTCAGACGTTGGAAGACTTTCTCCATGTCGTTGTCAATGTACAACTCCTTGCGTGACCACAATCCTATGGCCGATCGCATCTTCTCTCCGACAGATTCCTTGGTAATTCGGGTACAGAAAACGTACTTGAAACCGTCCTCTTTTTCCTCGTCGGTGATGTGAAGGAGGTCATTTTCAAAACCCTCCAGTTTCTTCAGTGGCATCTGCTTTGTAGAGAGGATTGTAGTGAAATCTGCCTCTACGCCGATGCGCCCTACAGCACCTTTCACAGGTACTTTGGAAACCATCTGCATGGCTACCTCATCCAGCTGACGGTCTTCGTGAGCCAGGATGCAATAGTTCTTGGTGCCTGCTTTGATCGCATGGATGAATTCACGGTAGAAATTCCCGTAATCCCCCCAAGCTTTCTGTGTATCTATCGCAGGCAACACGTACTGGCGTTCATACATCGACATCAGGAATGTCACTGTATCGAGCACTGCCCCTGTCACCGTTGGCTCACTCTCAATTTGAGTGATGTAATCCAACACATTTTTTGCGTCAGATATTTCAACATTGGCTTTGAATTTGTCTGCAAAGGGCAGAGCCTTCAAATCCGTGTTGAGGTAAACCATGTGGGCCTGATCTCGCAATTTCATGAGCGAGGTGGATTTACCCGTGTTGGGTGGCCCCATGACTAAGACAATATTCTTGTTACCGGTTGAACTCATATAACTCCTTTTTACTTTTCCCAGAGGGGCAGGAAGCCCCCCTGAGTTACGAGTTAATCTTCGCGCCCAGCAATAGCCTTGGCTGCAGTTTTCAGGATGGTTCCCAGAATTTCTGCTTGATCCAATTTGTCGGGCATCTTGTCGTTCAGCGACATTACTTTGTCGTGAACATCATTGAAGGTGAAACCACTGTCCACAAGCAACATGGCATACTTGAGAAGCATGTTGTTGCGGTTACCATCACCAGAGTTGTTGAGTACCCAACGCTCCAGTGCATCCAATGCTTGCTGATCCTGAAGAGTGCGTTTGCGCTCCTCATTCTTGGCAGTCTTAGGAATAAACGGGAGTGGGTCGAGAATGTCACCGTCCTGATACTTGTAGTAGCCAGGGTGAGTCAGCCACTTACGAGCACGTTGGTTGGTGGCAGCGTCAACTTCAAATGGAAGCCAAGCAAAGATATTGGACATGAACTCTTTGTAGTCCTTGGCATCCAGCTTCAGCTCATACGCAATTGGCATGATGATACGGAAACGGTTCTCTGTTTCTGTGTGCCGCTTGGTGGTGTAGAACATGCAGGAGTAATCTTGCAAGTAGAGTTGTGCCTGTTCCATGCTGATCTCCCCATCAACGTCAATGACGATAATGTTGAAGCCGGCAATAGCATCCTCTTCGCTACGATGACCGCCTTTGAGGTGATGGTTTACCCAGTGCATATCTTCCAGTTGAGTCAGCATGTGCAGCTTGTCAAAGGGAGCGTGCTCTGGGGCGTACCCTGTAGCGATATCATCGCTGTAGCTGATGATGATCTTGGTCAGATCAAGCAGCTTTAGGGATTCTCCATGCAGGAACTCAACACCATCGCTGAACATTTTCTTGATCAGGATGTTGTTCTGATAACCATAGGCAATGGCCAACTGCATCATTTCTTGCTTCTGGCTTAACGAGCCTCGGTAGAACGGTAAGTCCTCAACCAGATCAGCTTGGGTCACCCCTCTTCCAATGTCAGCGATATACTTCGCCAGCTTCACATATGGACGGTCTCGGGTAAGCAGCATGTCAAATGCTTTACCGGATTCCTCTGCAAGCTTTATGGCTTGGTACGCATGCTCCATAGTCACTTCAGCTGCGTTATCTACAAAGGCGTAGGCACCGGCCAGCTTGAGTGCTTTGAAGTGTCGGTGAGATAGTTCTGCTTTACGCATTTCATCGTGATCAGGAAGATGATCTGCTTTCTTTTCGCATTCAAGCTGGTACTCAATGAACAACAACGTGACATCATCCTGAACTGGCAGATCTTTGTTCACGTTGGACATATCTGCGAGAGCGCCAAAGTGATCTGCCAGGTGTTGGAGGAAGCCTTGCGTAGTGGTGTCAATGCGTTCAGCCAATACTTCTTGGGGAGTTTTATTGGTAGCACGCGTGTGATTTCTACTGTAGCTGAATAGGCAACGTCTTGCGTAGCCTGTATCCAGCATGGAGTAGAATTCGTCCTCTGCTTTGCCCCCATTGAGCAATCTACTCGGCGTACCGAATAGCATCAGATTGGTGGGAGTTCTGCCGGAGATTTCTTCGTGTCGGGTGTTCTCCGCAGTATTTTTAATGAGCTTGGTTTTGATGCGGCCAACGTCATAGAGTTCCAGGAAAGTGTTGAGCACTTCCACGTTACCCATGAGGTTGGAACCTATCTCATCAATCTGCAGATTCATGGAGCCACCATTGGCCATTAGCAACTTATGGCGTGCCTGCCGGACTGCAGCAGTGGTGCCAGAATCGAAGCTGATAACCAGTGGCCCTTGGGAGTCAAACTCTCTGCGGCAACGCTCCAACTCATCATCTGGATCGGTGCTTTTGCGTATCGCACGATTATTGGCCAGCATAGGGAGATTCCTTTCTGCCATGAGCGGAAAAGTTTCTTCAGTGAAGCGCTCAATAAATTGGACCAATACCTGTTCTTCCATGACATTGGTTGAGTAACCTTTGCCTGAGCCAGAGGTAGAAAGGTTAATGGCATACAGATTTACTGGGAGTTTCCCGCGGTCTTTGGTGAGCAAACTGCAGCGCATCATGGAGGCCACGAGTGCCCAGTAATACGCAACATGCACACGGAAAAACATGGGGTTCGTATTTTGTGTTCGTGTACACAGGATACTCACCAACTTTTCTGTAAGTGGGTGGAAAGGGACTTCATCAAGCGGTTTCATCGGAGTTCCTTATTGAAGTTTCAGGGAGCCATTGGCAATGAGGTCATCTTTCTGTGTGCATACAGGGAATGCTTTGCAATATCTGCAGGCAACCGCTTCACCAGGCACCTCAACAACAATGCCTTCCCCTTTACCTTCATTGGCTTTGTAGGCATAGGCGGAGGCAGCATCATCAAAGTTTCTGGTGCTGCGTACACGTTTGGTTGGATCGCGGTAATACTTGTAAGCCGGCTCTCTGCGCCATAGCTCAGCATCTGTGCATTGTGGCAACTCCTCTTGAGGAAGATTGCGCATATGTCTGATGGTCGCAAGACGGTGCCGGATGTACTCTTCAGTATCCTGTAGGGACATCAGGGGGATGAGCTTTTGTTCAGTAATCCTGTTGGGATAACTTGGCTCACTTGACCTGCCTGGTGACCAGTCGGTAAAGATAAACTGAATGGCCATGTGGTCTTCGGTGATGATGTCTGGGTTAAGCCAGCGATAAATGCTGCCCTGCAGTTTGTAATCATCGGTCTTGGTGTCATTGATCCAAGTGAAGACTGTGGTAGTTTTGAAGTCTTCAACTCGGCCCTCTGCCACGAAGTCAAACTTACCTGAGATTTTCTGCCCATCAATTACCCGTGATGAACGGAGTTCCATGTACACAGGAATGTCGTGCATGGTTAATGTCTTGGGATCTGGATTGATCTTGATGCGGTCACGGATCTCTTGCGGATACCCCAGCAGTTCCATTGCTTGATGATAGTTACCTTTCCATGCCCGCTCGATGCCATCATGGATGGCAGAGCCTGTCCGGGATTTCACTACCGAGAGGATATCTACTGCGTCTTTTCCAGCGGGAACTCTGGCAGACAGTACAAGTTGGCGTAGTGGTTTGATTAGGGATGTTGCGGATATTGCGCTTGCGTCGTAGTCATAATTGTCCGTTGCAAGGTAAACAGCGACAGACAAGGGTACCCCGGTCATATTGGTATATGAGGCCATGATTATTCCGTTTTTTGTGTGGGAAATGGAGCGTATAGAGAGGGTTAAAACTTTTCTGGGAAATTTATGTGGCTTTGTTGATTAGCCTTTTGACCTGGTAAGCCATCTGGGTTGGCTCCCCAACATTGATGACGCTGTGCATCTCAGCTGGGTTGAATTCGATGGTGAGGTCTTTGGCATTAGCCGGTTGCCCTGGGCGATGTACCCATAGCACAAGGTCAAACAGTTTCTTGGCTGCGGCATACTCATCTTTGCAGCGCATGCCAACGTAGATCTGATTGGTTTCCAGTATCTCTCTGGCCAATCTGGATTTATCTGGGGTGTTGTACGCTGAGATGGCAGCTTTCCACTCTGGGCGGTAGCTGAATCTGTCAGCCAGTGCGGCAGCAGAGTTGGCATACCGCACGATGTTCTGCAGGGCCGGCTTTACAGCAATTTCATAGGCTGCAAGACTCGATGATATGAAAGACAGCCCGTACAATGTGTGGAGCAACTCTGCCAGGGTGTCTTTGCCATGTTGGGTGTGGCCCAAGATAAGTAAGTGGGGTTTTGGTGACACTGGTTTCTCCTTTTGGGGTGAGTAATTTGGGCAGGAGTCTACGCAGAAAAAATTTGATTTTTCTGTCTAATAGATCATAATGTGGGGCAAGGAAATCAATGACTTACAGGCAGTGGCGGCAAAATTCTATTAGACACACGGAGAGTGTAACTAAATGATTTATAAAGGTTTAATGCGTGGAGGGCTATTGGCTTTTAACCAATTGGTCGTGCGTTCAAGTCGCACACGGCCCACCATATAAGCTTGTAAATCAAGCACTTAGAAGGCACCTGATCGGTGCCTTTTTTGTTTCTGTCTATTTGATTCCAGCTTGTCTAATAGATGCCCGGTAAAAACGGTCATATTCTCTCTGGTTTGGGGCGGTAATGCTTGGCCGTCACCGCTGAAGACGTGTGGCGGAGCAGGTGTGCAGCCCCTGAAAGGGTCTCATTCTCTACTGCTTTGCGGCGTAGATCATGTTCAGTGAAGTGGTTGCACAGCTTCGCTGTAACTGCTTTGGTCATGTAGCGTTGCCAGATAGAGTCGAAGCCAGAGGTACTGCCTGACTCATTGATGTAGGCCTTGTACTGTTTCCCAAAGAACAGGGGTGCATCTCCTATTCTTGGGGGAGCATCATCCAGCAGCTCCTGTACGATCGCCCTTAACTGATCAGTCCAAGCCACGATAAAGACATCATCGGTACGCTTGTTGTTGGTGAACTTAATCCCTTCGGGTAACAGATCACTGCGCATAAGGCGTAGAAGCTCTCCCTTGCGTCGTCCTTTGGCATGCAGCTTCAGCATCACGTAGAGCTGCCATTTGCGTGGTAGCGTCTGTACGAAGGCTATGAGGTGCTCATCGGTGACATCGTTGTTCCTGCCCTCTGTGGTGGGCTTCTTGAACTGCCCAATAAGAGGGTTGGCTTTGATGGCTCCAATGCGTACTGCATAGCTCAGGGCAGAAGAGAGACACTCAGCACACTGTTTGGCTATCTTCTTGGATTCGTTCTTAGCCAGGTGATCAGACATCTGGTAAGCGTGAAACGGCTCTACTGCAGCTACTGGAATGCGCGTGGTGGTGAATATCTTACGTAGCCTTGGTAAGGCGTAAAGATAGTAGCGTTTCGTTGCCACAGCGAGCGTAGAGAGGTACTCGAACTCAAACCTATCAAACAGATCCTGCATGGTCACCACAGTGGCTATGCTCTTGTGGATTCGTTTGGAGTAGGTCTCATGGGCTTCGGACAGCGTGCTGCCCAGCCTGAACCAAGATTTATTATCCCAGTCGGGCTTTTCTGGTGGTGGGACTAGGTAATAATACGCCCCGTTTTTAAGTGCCCAGCGCTTTGGCAGGGAACGGTTCTGCTTCAAGCGTGGTTTTGGCACCTTGGGTATCCTGGTTCAATGGGGTTAATCAAACGATAACACGATGGCGGGGGTTACTGGAAGTTGCTGGGACTTTACCCCAAAGCCTTGTTCTACTGCTGTCTTGTGGGCAATAACCCGTCCTTTGGCATCGTGAATGAAGGGTATTCCGTTGATATGAAGCCAGCTCTTGAGAGTTGACTGCCGCTTGCAATGGGATATATCAAAGAGATCCCCTTGGGTATAAATGTCATGAGTCATCTGGGAAAGCCTTCTCGATGAAAGGGATAGCAAATTTGGCGGCACGGACATACTCGCTTGCTTGCCTTTTGTCCAAGTTCATCATGGTTTGTACTTCTCTGGTGTTGATCAGCGTAATACACTGCAGGACGTTAAGAAGTCTGCCGGTATTGAGGGGAATACGGTTTGCCTCACGAATACAGGCCGTGTGTAGGATGTTCTCTATTGGCCCATCAAACGCAGAGCTAATATTTTGGATTCTCTGTATCACCGTGTTGGGGATATTGACGCCAGGGGCTTTGTGCTGCTTGCCCCCGGCTTGGTGATAACGAATCCTGTCTGCGCGTGCTTTACCTAAGTGTTCTGTAAAATCCGACAAATCATCTATCGTGTAGTAATTGGCACGAATCTTGAAACTCCTTATAAATCAATGGCAAAAACGGCTGCTTATATATATACCCTCCAAGCGGCTGCATGCCACTCGGTCAGGGAGTCTGAAGACCGCCCCGCACGGGATGGGCTTCGCCCTTTCTACCAAGGTAACGGAGTTACCCCTCAAAACCAGTGACCATAACCTAAACACGCAGCCCCGCGAGGAGGAGCGCAGCGACGAGCGAGCAAGGAGGCGGGAGTGTTTAGGTTATGGATTATTACCGGCAGATCATCTTCCTGCCGCCACCAATAAGGAATTGGCGTCATGGACCCTCCGCCGCTGCGCGTCGGTCTCCATTCCTGATCCCTTATTGATGTCTGGGAAATATCCCCAGAAAAAGTTTTGGGGGTTTTGTATAACAGCTCAACTTTTTTAATTGGTTGGGCGGCATATGACTTGTGGTACTGGTTTCGGATCATTCCCTTTACCGGGCGATCCAGACTTAAACTCTGTTGTGCTCACTGCTCAGACTGTCTTGAATGGGGTAGCGCTCAGTTGGACATACCCGGCTGTGTTGGGGTACGGGGTAGCGCACACAATAATCTATCGCAGCACTGCAAATGTTTTTGCTGGTGCGGCGCAACATAAGATTATAGGGGGAAACTACTTCTTTGACCCAGTGATACCTGTTACCGCGACCACTTATTACTACTGGATCCGGCTGGTATCAATGCAAGGCACTGTGGGAGACCCCATTGGGCCAGCTTCTGCTTTGGTGGGGGCCGGTGCTGCCAGCATGTTGGATCTGTTCACAGATTCGATTCTGGAGAGTGCGCTCAGCGCTGCCTTGCGTGCCAAGATAGCTACCATATTCTCTGTAGAAGGGGGCTTGGCTGCTGAGGCTGCATACAGGGCTGCAGGGGAGGATGCGATGGCAGACCTCTACGCCTCTCTGTCGGATGATATGGCAGGATTGAATACATTCCTAGGGGCTGAGGTAATTGCCAGAACAAACGCTGATAGTGCCTTGGTTGCTTCCGTGAATCTGGCCTACGCCATGTATAACGATAATGCCGGGGCTATCCTAGCTGAGCAGCTAGTTCGTGCAAATGCAGACGGAGCAATGGCCAGTGACATCATCAACATGGAAGCCAGATTACTGGTTGAGGTTGACCCGGAAGACCTACTGCCTGTATCCCCTGGTGCAGCCTACGCAACCTACGCTGCGCTAAACTCTGCTGTCTCTGCAGCTGCTGCCGACAAGCGTAAATACTATCGTGTCGTAGACCCTGCAGCTGCTCTGGAAGAGGTGCTATACCGCTCCAATGGTACTACTTGGTCACTGATAGGCACTGAGCAGTACGCCCAACTTGAACAAGTAATGCGCGTAACTGCCAGCAAGGCTACCGGGCTAGAGTCTCAATACACATTAAAGGTAAGCGCAGGCAATGCAATCGCTGGTATAGGGCTGGCAGCAACTGACTTTGATGGGACACCCACCTCTGCCTTCATTGTACAGGCAGATAAGTTCGCTCTATTGGCTGCTTCTGACTACATACAAGACAGTACACCTACTGCAACTACTGTCGGAGAGACTTGGTACAAACCAAGTACCCAGCAGGATTTCAGATCCACTGCAGCGGGTACCGGTGGCTGGGAGTTGTACGCCCCGATTATTCCGTTTGGTGTGGATGCGGTAACGGGAACTGCTTACGTCTCCAATAGCCTGAGAATTGGTGCCGGCGGTACGGCCTTGTCTACCGTAGCGGGGGAGGCAAGCGAAGGTGCTTCTGCCTACGCATCTGTAATCCATGGCACCACTGGCTTGGCTACGAAGATGGGGCTGGCAGTACAGAACGTGCTCGCTGGTGAGGGCGGGCTGAAGATCGGCACAATTGACTGGGATGTTGATGGTGTTGTTGCAGCTGGTGGCTACGGCGTAGCGATTACCTCAAAAGGTATTGTTGGGCGTAGCTCTGTCACTGGAGCTGACACGTTTGTATTGGACGCTACGACAGGCAAGGCCACATTCAAGGATGATATCGAAACAGCCGGCAGAGTCATCGCAACAGGGGGTGAGACCCATGCAGGTGTTCTGGCCGCAATGCACGCCATTGCTGGTGCAGTTGGGGGCGTAGGTCTATACGGCTCATCTGGTTTATATGGTAGTGCTGGCGTGGATGGCAATACTGGCGTCCACGTTGGTGTACGGGGCGAAGCAACTGCAACCGGAGGTACCGCCATTCTAGCGGTCGCTACGGGCGGCGCTACTGCCTTAACTGTCAATGGGCCAATGACCATAAACAATAGCATAAAGGTGGATCTACTCAACGCAGACTTTCTGGATGGGTACACCTATGCCGATCTGGCCCCACTAATCCATACACACTGGATCGACAGCATATATCAGTCCAGCGGTGCTACCGATGGTTCTGACGCCCATGTAGCAAAATTTCAATACAGTACGGTAGACCCCCATACAGGCCCGTGGACCAACTTTTATCTGAGGAGAGTCAATTGGTAATGCACAGTAGAAATGTAACTACGCCAGCCAGAGCGGCTAAAGAAGTTACGCAGAAGTTGAAATCTGTACTCCACAAAATAGGGCACAGTGTTGTTGTTGTGCTTGATGAGAGTCCCGAGGTTACTGAACTCCCCCTACCGGAAACTGTAGCGCCACCCAAAAAGTATAGAACTATTGTTATCGAGGGTGACCTGTACAAGGAGTTTATGGCGGAAAAGCCGGCCTGGTCTGACAAGAAACCCAAGAATGAATTCCGCGGCGAGGACATATTCCTCTTCGTTGATGTGTTCAGTGAGCAGCTGAGTTAAAACAAATAATTGAAAAGGGGGAACGGATGTTAAAGATAGAGGCAGGGCAGGTATTACAAATGGCTCGGGTTATTCTTGAGCGCAATGCAGGTAACTCACTCAGCCCGGATTTAATTGCGGGGATGCTCCGTGCTGTGGGAGAAAACATCGCTGCGTTGGTGAAAGAACCTGAGCCTGAGCCAGTCACACCTAAATATTATGCTGGCCCAGACACAAAATCATCTGCCGGTACTGCCCAAGCCGCCTGAGCCACGCGCTGTTGAAGAAACGGTATAAACCTCTTCAAAGGTACACTGGTAATACGGACGTAGCTCTGCTTGAGCAATACGATCCCCCACGGCCACTACAAAGTGATCAGTGGGGTGATCGTTTTTCAGAGTCACCATCAACTCTCCGCGGTAATCATTGTCGATCTTGCCAACGCTGTTGCTGAGGGAGATGCGATGCTTGGCTCCGTGACCACTACGACTGAAGGTATCAATGCACCAGCCTTCTGGTGGCTCAAAGATGAGTCCAGTGCGAACAGTAACGTGCTCACCGGGTAGAATTGCAGCAGCCTCTACGCTGCGGATATCAAAGCAAGTTGCGTGCTCCGACTCATACTTGGGGATTACTGCATCACGGCTGACGCGCATGACTTTTAATACTGGCTTAATCATTTTTACTCCTGGTTTACGAAAAGCTCTGGGGGCAGGGTGAGGATAACTACACCCTTTTTGATTTTGAACTCTAAACATTTGAATGGCTGATCCGCCTTTAAAAAACCACCGCTTATTGAAGTCATGGACTTACCTGAAGAGTAGGAGTGATCTACGGAATAGGTATCTCCTGCGGTAATAGCCAATCGGTTTTTATTCCGCAACACATCAATCCTGCATGCTTCCAACAAACCAGCCTCTTTGAGGATGACTTTGCTGAAAGTTATGCGGGGCATTTTGTTGCTGAAGTAGAGGGTGATGTTTTTGAGGATTGTTTCTTTCTTGCTTACTGACGCGAAGCCAGTTAATCGAGCTGCGGCCATGGGAGTTCCTGTTACGCTATAAAGTGAGTCAGCGGCACGCAGTAGGCGCGGGAAACCATGAGCATAGTATCCCAGCTGAGATGGCACCCGTAATTTCTTGTGGCTTCGATGTCCTCGAGATTCTTGACAGTGATGCTGAGCAAATCGGCACCTGCGATCATTGAAAGATTGCTGCCTAAGCGGAGGTTTTTGATGATTGCTTTGGCATGCAGCTCATTTTTACTGAACTTACTGTTGGCGGGCATAAACACGGCTTTCGGCATGGCAGCTTCCTTATGTTTGTGGGTAGATAGGGTATACATTGTAATAGAATAATTATACCTCTAAACTTAGTGGGATTAGTGCTTTAACGCATCTCCCTCATCTGGCGAGCATTGAACACAGCTACACCAGGGAGTACGCAGACATAGGCCGGCGTTACGCTGCATAGCCATATCCCGCTTAATGAAATATTCATCCAGGTCATCGTCTTCATGTGGTTTCATCGTGCTCTCCGAGAAACGGAGTGATCTTCGAGCAGGACTTCCTTGATCTTCTCTGCAGTGGTTTTCAGTTTGTTCAGGCGCTTACGCAACATCTGCATCTCAGCCTCCGTGCCATCTTTACTGGCCAGATGCAGCTCATTAACTTGGTTGCTGATGTACTTGTGCAGGTCTTCTGAAATCCGCGCAAGGGTAGGGGCGGCAATCGCTTTATTCGTCTGCCGTCTGCGCTGGATAGTGCTGACAGTCTGCTTGGCTGTGCGAGCTATCTTGATAACCTGGAGTACCTTGGTGAGGCTGATCGGGGGGAATTTCATACTACCGTCCTATGTAAAAGTAATGGTCTTCAATCTGAATGGGCGCTGTTACTGCCCAGTTGGGTCTTTCATCTAGCGAGTCAAAATGGGTAGCGCCATTTACTGGATCGGGGATCACTCCCAAGATGGTGAGCATGCTTATTGACATGGCTTGCATGTGAGCCTGTTGGTCATTAATCGATTCCTTCTTCCCATCCCAGTAATACTCAAACTGCATGTATTGATGAACTACCTCGCAGTAATCATCAGAGTATCGGGTGTCTTTTGTTCGATGCTGGACAACATAGCCAACAGCCATTTGTCCCAAGGAGCTTTGATCACGGCTCTCAAAATAGATTGCCTCTGCCATACATAACACAGCGGTTAAAAACATAGTGCCTCTTTAAATTGGTTTTACCTCACAAAACTCCTGGAGAGGCTTACATGAGCGAAAATTAAATTAATAATTCAAATAATGCTGACAAATTTATATCCCAGAAAACTTTTATTTCTTCGGGCAGACTCTGAAAACTTTTAACCTACTCCCCCCAAAGAGGACTCGAAATGTCTGCTTTTTCTGATTATCTTGAAACAACACTGGGTACACTCTTATTGAAGGGGGGTGCTTACACAAGCGGTGCGGTTTATCTGGCACTGTTTACATCAGCTCCTTCAGATGCCGGTGGCGGTGTTGAATGTTCCTATGTTGGGTATGCACGCCAACAGGCGCATACCACCGTTGTATCTGACGGCTTCAACGCTTCAGCGGGTACGTTCACAAATGCGAAATCTGTTTCATTCCCTGCTGTTGCGGGTGCAACGATTACGGTTACGCATTGGGCACTGTTTAGTGCAGTATCGGCGGGTAACTTGCTGTTCCACGCGCCTTTGACTAACTCAAAGACTCTGGATGTAAACGATGTACTGAACTTCCCAATCAGTTCGATCAGTATCACCCTCGCATAATAAAGGTGTCCGGTATTGTTACTAGGACGTGCGCTGTTTGCAGGGTACTTTTTACTTGCCGGCTTACAAATCGAAGCTCAGGGCACAGCTACTGCTACGGCCCAAGCTGACGCACTCGTAATAAAGCACACGCAATCTGCTGGTACTGCCACAGCTTCAGGAACAATATCGATATTCGCCAGTAAAATTGAGCCAGGTGCTTTAACAGCCCTGGCTGAATCTATTTCTACTGGTTATGGCTCTCGGGTAACCAAAGGGGCTACGTCACTATCTTCCAGCGCAGCGGCGGAAGCCGCAGCATGGAAACTATCTTCTGGTCAAAGCAGCTTATCTGCTAATGCTGTGGGTACGGCCTATACAAGCAATAATGCACAAGTTACTGATATAACTTGTACGGCCTCTGCCAGTGTCAGTTGCAATGCTAAAGCCGATTACAAAGGTAGCTCTACTCTTTCTGGTTTAGCGACTGCTAGTGCATACGCCTCTGGAATTGAGCCAGCAGCAAGCACGCTAAATGCGACAAGCACGGTTACAGTTAATCCGTATTCGCTACTCAATGTAGCAAGCACTTTACCAACGACAGCTACTGCTACAGGCAGTGGTGCCATTACTCGTGCAGCTGGGTCTGACTTAAGCTCTAGCGCAGATGCACAAGCACTCGTAGAACGTGTAACCCCAATTTACTTCCCACAATACCCAAGTACAAATTTGGTATTCGGTGGGGTAATTCTGGGCGGTTCCCAGTGGTTTGATTGCCCGGTATTGGGAGAAGCGTGTACTGCTACTGTATTGGTAGATAGCCTTACAGTTGCGGTAGCAGAATCGACTCTAAGTAGTAATGCTGCGGCGACAGGCTATGCCTACATAGCAGCAGCAGGGGCCAGTACGTTATCTGGTACAGCTACTGTCACTAGCTTTGCTTCTAAGCGGGAACACGCAGCCTCAGTATTAACGGCTGGTGCTACGTGTACCGCCTATGGCTTCAACACTGAGCCAGTAATCTTAAGTTGTACCGTTACTGCAATAGCCACCGGTGCTGGGGCTATAACCCGAGCTGGTGACAGTAGCTTAACTGGTTTGGCTACTGCGACAGCTGCTGTAAATACTACAGGATCTGCTGCCAGTTCATTGAACAGTGTGGCAACTGCGGCGTGTGAAGCGGTGCGGATATGCCTTGGCAATATCAGCTGCACAGGTAGTGCGGTTGTTGTTGTAAGCAGCTCAAGCACGCTTGGAGTGGCAAGCAGCTTAACTGGATCTGCCACGGTTGCGGTTGAAGGGCATCGTCTTGCTGACGCAGGAGGTATTGCCGAAAGCTCAGCCATGGCCTCCGTAGAAGGTCAGAGAAACGTATACGAGCGTTACACAGAGATTTACCCAAGTACTAATTTGATCTTTGGTATGACCGTATTGGGTGGCTCTCAGTGGCTTGAGTACCTACCACCTGGCGCAGTCGCCACAGCAAATGTCTTAGTAAATAGCACAGTATTTAGTATCGGGTACGTCTCAACCGATGCGTCTGCAGAAGTGGATATTTGGGCCTCTGTTGTAAAAGCAGCAGGCAGTACTGCAGTAAGCCAAAGTGTCTGTGCCGTAGATACCGCGGTTACAAGATCTGCAGCATCTTCATTACTGGCTACAGCCACAGCGCAAATTTTCGGGTTCAACACCGAACCTGTAATGGTTACGTGTACGGTTACTGCAGCGGCTACAGGTGCTGGGTACGTAGAGCGTTCAGCGTCTGGCAGTGTGCTCGCTACTGCCGTTGTGGTTGTTGGCGATAGCGCAATCACTCTTGGAGAAGTAGAGGCCACAGCAACTGCTACAGTTATTGTGGCGGGTGTTCGTAACGCCTTTACAGGTATCGTCAGTTACCCAAGCAGCAACCTGATTTTTGGCGCGACTATCCTTGGTGGCTCACACTGGATTGATTACCCAGCAATAGGTGCTCAAGCAACAGCAACAGGGATCGCTGATGCAACAGTCTGGGCGACTGTTTCTGTAGACGCTTATGCGTATGCGTATGGCTACGGTTTTTCACTCGTCAGTACCGTTGTAAAAGCCTACGCAGAAGTACTAGCCGAAGCCAGTGCTCAAGCAACAGCCCAAATGGTGGTTAGCGCTGCCTCTGCAGCAAATGCACAGGCGAGTGCTGAGGGCAGCGTAGGGCTGATCTACGCTGCTTCCGTAGATGCGTTGGTTGTTTGTAATGCTACTGCTACGCCCAGGGTAATTACTCGTGGTGCCGGCAGTGCTTTGGCAACCGCTTCAATGTCCGTGTCAGTATCAAAAATAGAATTGGGTGCGGTCAGTGCAATAGCAAGCGCGAGTGCAACAGCAACCGGGCATGTTGGTTTACTGTTTTTAGGTGAAGTTCACCTGACCGCAACTGCACAAGCAAACCACGCGATTTCTCAGATTAATGGTTTAGCTTCTGCTTCAATAGACAGAACTTACGCTGTACCCACAATAAATAGAGTCGGGTATGTAGAAGACGAAGCCAGATTTGTTGAGTTATCTGCCCTGGGGCACTCCTACATAGTAAGGCCTAAGATATCGATTTACGAGATAGATTCGGGTACCCGCTCGGTGGGTGTGTTAGCGGGTATCCAGTGTTACGAAGTGGCTGGCGATGTCCATAAATATTGTATTGCTGTTGGCACCCGTGAGAGCGGCCTCACAGAAGTTTATAACCTTAAGGTGGCGTAATGATTGCGTTCTCGAAGCAGCCAGATGACATATTGGATTATGACATTGATATGGGCAAATGGTTTGGTGCTTGGGCACCAGATGATTTTATAACGTCTATAACATTCGTGCTGGTAAGCGCCGAAGAACAAAGTCCATTACTGGTAGTGGGGCCAGGTAGCCACCCTGATACGGTGATACTGGGTACCCCGGCAATCCGTTTCAAAGTCTGGCTTGGCAGCGGCACAATTAATATGGACTACAAAATCACATTTCTTGTGGTGACTAACCAAGGCCGGCGTAAAGAAGTCGATGTCTGTGTATCAGTGAGGGAAAAATGAGTTTTACAAACAATGTAAAAACCACATTAAATACTGCGATCGACTCCAGCATTTCTACGATCATTCTGAATGTAGCGACAGCGCCATTCAATAACCCACCGTTAAGTGGTGGCAGGGTGATGCTTACAGATTCACTGGTTAACCCGGCTAATTTTGAAATTATTACCTATAGCCGTGCCCAGGTAAGCGGCGGGACTATCACACTGTATGAGTGCGCTCGTGGCCTGGAAAACACTACAGGGGTTAGTTGGGTATCGGGTAGCACTGCGTTCATGTCGTTGACTGCCGAACAAGCAGCTGGGTTTGCTAGATCTGCGCACATTATCGATTTTAATGGCGGGAACTCTTCCACCGTTTATTGGGATTCAACTATCAACTGCGGAGCTTCAATATAATGCCAACACAAATTCAAGTGCGTAAAGATACAGCTGCAAATTGGGCTACCAATAACCCTATCCTGTTACCAGGTGAGTTTGGGCATGTCAGCGGCACAGGGTTAGTTAAAATCGGGGATGGTGTAACTAGCTGGAATAACTTGCTGTACGTCGGCACAGACTATTATGCGTTGACAGCTAACGGTAGTGCTGTTGGTCCGACCATTGCAAACTTCTTCTCAGCTGGAAATATCGTGTTACCGGCTGCAAGTAGTTTTGACCTGGAGTATGGAATACACTTCACGAAGACTACTGCGGGTACGGTGACTTTCACACTGACCAATTCGCAGGCTCCTGTGAACATGGCAGCATACTACGTGGGTGGGCCGGTTACTGGTGTTCAAGCTGTGGGTGCGCCGATCACGGCTGCAGTTGCTAACTCAGTAGCCCTTGCAACAGTAATCCCGGTTACCTCTTCATTGACCACAGCGGTTAACCACCAGTTCCGTATACGAGCTAATGTTACAACGCATGCCACGATAGCGAGTAAGGTGTCCCTACAAGTGACTTCAAGTGCTGGTACGATTACACCATTGAGAGGGAGCTTCTACACGGTAAGAGCAATACCAGCTAACGTAGGAGCCTTCGTAGCATGAGCTATCTAATCAGTTGTGGAGGCTCAGCTTCCACGGATTTACCTGAAGTCGTTGAGGGCTTTGATGCCCTCCGCAATTGGGTAAGTGTGGGGCAGTTAACTCTCACCAACAAGACGCTGACTGCGCCGACCATCAATGGCATCACCGGTGTTCTGGATATTAATACAGGCACAGCCATAGCCTCTGCCGGTACGATCAACCTCAACACAGCTACAGGCAACCGGGTACACATTACGGGCACGACAACGATTACGGCTGTCACTCTTACCCGTGGGCCTCGTACAGTTATCTTTGACGGCATCCTGACGCTAACCCATAACGCTACGACCAATAACCTGCCGGGTGCTGCAAATATAACAACGGCGGCTGGTGACAGGGCTATTTATGAGAGTGATGGGACTACGGTTTACTGCGTGAGTTACATCAAAGCTACTGGTGCTGCGGTGGTTGTGTCACCTGCTAGTGAGTTCACGTTTACAACTAGCAAGGCTGTTTCTGCGGCAGGGAAAGCGCTGGTAATTAATAGCGCGGGCTTAGTGAAAGAAAGCACAATAGCTGCTGCTAGTGTCGGAACGGTCTCAACATTCAACGCGTCAGAGACTAACGCTTGTTCTGTTACCTATGACCCAGTAGCAGCCGTATATGCAATCTTTTATAGAGACGTATTATCTGCAAATAAAGGCAAGGTAATTCTTGCAACAGTTGCGACAAACAACACAATATCTTATGGGACCGCTACAGTGTTTGATTCTGATGTGGATGGTAGTGGGCAGGTTAATATTGGCTCTTGCTATGACCCCGTGACAGCTCAAATTATTGTAGCTTACAGTAGGGTTGCCGACGGTTTTGCAAGATTGATCACTGCAAAAATAACAGGCGCAGCAATCACGTTTGGTACGTCTGCCTCCACCGGGGTATCTTCTTGGGGGCCGATTGGCGTGTGTTATGACACATCCGTTAATAGGGCACTTGTAAGCTTGAGAGACAGTAATGACACAATGAAATGTATAGTTGCTACTGTTTCAGGCACTAGCATTACGTTTGGAACTCCGCTAACTACCGTTGCCAGTGGGAGTAATGGCTACACTGCTGCCGTAGTACATTGCGGGTCTCTGGCAACAAACGCGATGACATACAACACCAGTGGGCGCGGGTATATAAAGCAAATTAAGATAGACCCCACAACTTTTGTGCCCTCAGTCAGTGGTAATTACGGTGTTGAGTCCTACAATTCGGGATATGGCCCTTTTGCGGGTAATGCCTGTCTTGTGTGGATTGAGTCGCTTGCTAGACTTGCCGCTATATTTGGCTCGAACGGAACCAGTGGTGTTGACGGCTTGTATGGCATGCTTATGTCAAACGGAACGAGTGGCTATTTTGTACATGCAGCATCTGTAGCCATAGACTCTGCTTCAGGTTGGGGCGGCGCTCCATATCAACATTATTTATCAATTAGTTACTCTGCCGCCTCTGGTGCATTGTGTATTGCGTATCCAGACATTAATGCCTCTTATGTGGGGAAGATAAGTTTTTCGGCAATTCCTACTGCAAGCACTCTGAGCTTTGGCGCTAAAACGACTTGGCAATCTTCAGCAACTGATATGACGTTTCTTTGCGCGAATAATAGTAACTATCAGGTGCTGGCCGGGGCATTTGATAACCCTAATCCATTGCCATCTGCGGCTATCAACGGCACGGCTGTTGCAGCTACAGCCCCGGTGGTAGATGAGCGAACACAGTTTATTGGGTTCTCAACTGCACCAGCCATACAAGGTGGTCCTGTTGCTGTAACCCTGCCGTTTGGAACAAATACTAGCCAGTCAGGATTAACCCCAAACACTTTGTATTACTTGAGCAGCACTAACGGGACGACCCTAACCACTACTGTAAGCGGGCCTGCTGTAGCTCGCGCTCTATCGGCCACAGCTATATTGGTTTTAGGCACTAACACATTCCCATAAGGTGAAATATGAAGCTAGTTCTTGAAAAAGAAACAAACGTAGCGGTGCTTATGTTTTCGGATGATGCGACGATTTTGCTATTAGAAGACAGGTTGGAGTCAAATGACTTGATGGTAACCGACATTAATTCATCTACCCACAAGATTGTTGATGGGGCTGCGCCAGAGTCACCTTTATACTGGATTGCTCGCGCCTTGAAGTTTGATGGGGGGTGGGTAATATCAGATCAAGACTTATATGATGCGTATTTACCAAACGCAGTAATAATTGCCGCCGACAACGCATCAAAGGAAGCGGCTTACAATCGGCATCAAGCCACTGAGCAGGCGAAGAGCGTTAGAGCCAGCCGAGATACTCTACTTGCCGAGTGCGACTGGGTAGCCATTAAAGCGTTCGAGACTGCCACTGCTGTATCAGCGCAGTGGGCTACCTACCGTCAAGCGCTGCGCGACATTACAGCGCAAACAGGTTTCCCGTGGTCTGTTGAATGGCCAACCAATCCATAACAAAGCAGCGGAGTAAAACATGACAACACTATCTTCAATCGTCACCGCGACGAGTACAACGGCGGCTATCGATCTGTGCGCTGCAGATGCTGCCACCCAAATAGCGCCAGTGTGGGGGGGCATATGATTACTGACTGGAGCAAATACGCCCCGTACTTCAAAGAAGCTGAGTTTGATTGCAAGGAAACCAGTGAGAACGACATGCAGCCAGAGTTCATGAATGCACTCTTGGAGCTGCGTAAGCAATACGGCAAGAGCATGACTATTACTTCAGGTTTCCGCTCTTGTGAGCACTCAAGAGAAGCCAAGAAGGATACCCCTGGCTATCACACCAAAGGACTGGCTGCAGATATTGCCTGTGATTTCTTCTCTGCCAATGCTATTGCGAAGTTGGCTATTGCTGCCGACTTTACTGTAGGGGTCAGCCAGAGATCTGGGCTACCGAGATTCATTCATCTGGATTTACGTCCAGGCACCCCAGGCCTATACAGTTACTAACTTGCTCTTGCCACTGGGGAATACTCGGTGGCAATGCTCCTCTCGTAAGCATCCAATGCCTCTTCCACTGCACGCATATCATAGGCAATAACAAAGCCTTTGGCAGGATGGAAGATACTCTCTGAATTATCGTTGTTGTGCCTGAACTGCTTCTTTGCTTCCCGGATATGCTTACGCAGAGTGTGGATCTGGGTTACGGTATTCATGTGGCTACCCTCAGAATATTCCCCTTTATGGGGAGTTTTACCGGAGATTACGCCTACACAGTTGAAACTTAAAAGAGTAAATCCAAAGAAATAAATCTATCAACTTGGGATAATTGATAGGAATTTACTAATTGGATGGGTTGCCATGTTTATTACTGACAGAGAAGATTTCGATTTCAAACCATTATGGAAAGGTAAAGTAAGGCTGCAAGGCACGCTGATTTACCAAGATTCTGTGGTAGGGCTGATTGTTGTCCCAGATGGCTTTGAGTTTGACCTGGCAAGCTACGGCAAGATCTCCAGGAGCGTCTTCGATAAGCTCGGGCAATCTATGCGACCAGCAGCAGTTCATGACTGGCTGTACGGGACGCAGCCTGTTGGGGTAACCCGAGCACAGGCAGATATGATTTACCGTGATGCGCTCATCCTGGAAGGGGCCAACGCCGCTTCAGCTTACTCCCAGTGGCTTGGGGTGAGGGCAGGCGGATGGGTTTTCTGGAACCGACGCAGTAAATCGAAGATGCTAGTGTGAGTGGTTGGTACTTGTACCGGGCCACTGGATAGATTTGAACAGTTCCAGGAAGCTGGTAAGACTTCCCTCTATGATCTCAGCTTTACCTGTTTCCACCCGCCAGACGAGAAACTCGATACTCTGGCGAATTCCCCTGTAGCTATGTGGGGAGAGGAACAAGGTAAGGCTGAGTTCTTGCCCAGAGGAGAATGTGACAACAACTTCTGTTTGGTGCCCTGCAGCGGATCCCCTGTAATCCAATGATGCGTAAAACGCGATGCGCTCAAACTGAGCGTACTCATAATTCTGGTTTGGGGCCAAGAAGAAGGGACTCTCTGAACTGAGCACTGTGATTGAGGCCGGCTTCATAATATTTCCGCAATAAAAAAGCCCCAGTTAAGGGGCTGAAGTTTTACTCCTGGTTTACTCTTTAGGGGCTTCGCCGCCCAAAGCTTCCGTGTATCTCTTGACGAGCTGCTGCTCTATTCCCCTGAACATTTTCGCACCTAAGTAGGCAGAGACTGATATTGCTAGGGCCAGGGTAACCCAGTCAGGCAGCATCCATGAAATGGTGGGGTAAGCATCATTCATGAGGTACCCACACAGGATGGCCGTCAGGAACTCACTGAAGACCCACAGCAGAGATGCTTTCTGCCCAGCAAGAACTCTATTTGATATTGAGATGATGCCGCTGATTGTACTGATCAGGAAAGCCGCAAGGATATTCCAAAATTCAGGGGGGGTATTGTTTTGCATGGCCATACTCCATTTAAATTGCAATGGGTTGAAGCCTACCTATTTAAAGGGTGTATTTCAGGTATTTTTAATTGGGCAGGTTGTGTTTTTTGGCGCGGATGACTTGATCAAGTTTTTTGGCAGCTTTCAAAGCTTCTACCTCGCAGAAAGTAATGCCTTGTCCGGGTAATGCCCAACCCATTCTGCCGTCTTTTGCGGCTATTGGTACTGACCCGTAGCCATGAATGATTGAGGTTACCAGGCGTATTTCGCTTTTGGGGATTATCGCAAGTGCCATAACGCTGCCATCCTATATTGGGGGAGATTGTTTTTATTGGGCTGGTGGTTAAGATATGCACAATTAAAAAATATTTCACAACTATTTGATGAATTTTGTGAATTATTTTTATTACTGTAGTAGCTGACAGCATAACAGCTATTATTTGGTTGCCCGCCCGCAAGGCTGCGTACCAAATTGGGCGGGAATGCTCCTGTAGACGCATCGTTAAGCAACCTGCCTACCTAATACCCTCGTGAGAAGATAAGTTGCAAGCACCGATAGGTCAGGCTGCTTAACGATATGCCCAAAAAGAATCCTCTTTTGCGCCAGCAGAGAGGTTAACTGCTGTATGAGGGAACCTCCAACAAAAACCCCGACTTGTACCTTTCAATATTCCCTCTCAGCTCAGGAAGGTGAGGTTGGTTAATAAGGAATACATCGCCGCAGGCACCACACGGTATGCTGCGAATTACTGTAGCAAGGGAATTTTAATTTTGCTGGGGGTATTTCATGTAGGGTGCCAGGGCACCTACGCATCGGGATTTGTAATCCGTAGATTCACACTTGGAGGAATCAGCTCCTACAGGTGTCCTGACATAAAAAGTTGCCGGTCTCTCCCGAGCTGTCACGCACCCATTGATTGCACTATTGCCCGCCAGCCGGATTACCATGGTACCGGCTTGACTCATGCTGGTCGGTGTACGTTTAGACCGCTGCCCTTTACTCCAGGGAGAGGCTAGTCTTTGCGTGGGCGAAGGTTGCTGCAGTGTGTGCCAGATTTAACGCTGCCTGTGTGAGCTTCAAAGTATCATTGGCATTTGAACTGCCTGTGACGCTTTTTACCAAGTTGCGTATTGCTTCTTCAATCATGTCATTCATGGGTTTTAACTCCATTGTGTCCTGCAGCTTAATGCTGGTGCGCAGGTAACCAGTTAATTGCTAAATCACAATCCGTGAATAGAGTTGCTCAAGCTTGTGAGCGATAATCCCCATTTGTTCTTGCGCCATAGCTATTCGCCGCTCCAGTTCTGTTTCAGGATCTCGCGTGGCTTCTGTATTACGTGGCTCAGATGGCTCAGGCAACAGCACTGGGGCAAGTCTCTCCTCCAATGCAGAGATGATTTTACATATCTCAGGGTACTGATACTGTATCTGTTCCAGCCGTCCAAATACCCCGATAGAAATTGGAGCGGAACTTACACGGCCAGTATGGATATTGTATCGATCTGTGTTTAAGCCTGCTGACGGGAATTCACTGTTCATTTTGATATGCATTGGTTTGCTCCTGCAACTTGATCCTACGTTTTTGATGTTTATCCCCAGTGCTCACCAGTCCTTTACGCTTCAGCTGCCCAAGACGTTCATAGGCAGACTGATGGGTAACACTCTGGTGAGTAGCGAGTTCTCGGATGGTACAGTTTGGATTTTTGCTGATGTAACTCAGCATGGTTTGTTGCTTCTCGGTGAGGCTATCCATTCTTCATGCCTTCAAGGGATTGCTGCACTGCCTGATCAATATCCGCAGGGAAAATGATAAGAGCAGTGTTCTGGATTCCCAGTGCGACACAGGCACCCAATGTGAAGGCGATACCGATAACAAAAGTTTCGGTGATCAAGCGTAAAAAGGGGATTATTTGCTCTTTAAGATATTTCATTTTGTTTCCTCCTCGTCGATGATGGCTTGCACCTTTTTGGCTTGCAAACTGTAGTGTGCTATGCAGCTCTTCAAGTCGTGTTTATTTTGAAAATATGTGCTTGCATAATCACCCCAATCCGACACATCTTCTGCCGCTCTGCAAAACTCGGCACGCATTGAGTCCAAAAGCTCCACACTCACTATCCTGTGGGTGGCGGGGAGGGCGTATACAAGCCCTGTGCCCGAGCACGCAGTGCAGTGCTTGCGTCTAGCAGCGTCGCTAGTGTCGTAAAATCCCCACGGCAGGCAGACTGTGCAGGCTACCGGCTTAATCTCGCTCATTCTGTGCGCTCCTTGTGGTGGAGCATTGCGGCTCTGCAAGCATTCCACCCGGCTTTATAGTTTTTGCTGCTTTTATCGACAGTCTGAAAAGGCTCCATTTCCATCATGTCAGGCACTGCCGCCTGTGCCCCTGAGTGATAGCCTGCTACTGATGCGATGGGACGTGCAGCCTCCCCCTCAATCAATTCTCTGATCATCTTGGCTCCTGCGCCGTGGCGCTTATGGGCCGTGCTGGGTGATTGGGAGAGGGTTCCATACCCCATTCGGCGTAGAATGCCACGATCCTTTTCCACTCCCTCTGCTGGCGTAAACTCTGCTCAGCGTCGATGTATGGTTGCAATGCAGCATCTACTGCTGGCTTTCCATAACGCGATAACATAGTCGCGTAAATGAAGTGTGATGTGCTGACGACGCTATTGGTCATAAGCATGGCCCAATAATGAGCTACATCCGTTACAACATTTGGCAGGATCAAGGTAAATACTCCCAGGCGAAAATAGCAGCCCCGATTACAAGTAAAGTCAGGCTCCCTAACACCGTAAGGCCAACCGCGGGTCGCCAAGCATAAGGTACCGAGTCCAGATCAAATAGGGCATCGTAAACGTAAGCCAGAAACAGTATTAAAATTCCAGTTGCTATCATGTTAAGAGGCTCTCCGGTATCTCTACCTCACCGCCCAGCTTTGACTGAACGTAGCAGCGCATGGCTGCGATGAGCGGGGTTGGCCCGAACTGTGTGATGTAGCCGTGAAAATCAATTGCTTGCCAATCAAACCTTGTGAGTTGAGTGCAAACGGAAATCGCTTCACGCTCGATGATCGGCCCTCCCTGCGCCCAGCTGGTGCTGTAGCGGTACACATATTCACCGTGCTCGGTCGTGTGTCGGCGCTGCTCACGGAAGTCTTCTGCGCCGTACTTTACTTGTCCTTCGATTAAAGCCACCGCATAGTCCAGTTGCAGTCCTGTCAGTTCAGATGTTTTCATTTTCATTTTGTGTTATCCCGCGTCATTGAATGGGTTGTTCAACCTATCTTGGCCACCGTCATCTGCAAAATTAGATAAGGCTTGGGCCAAAGTGTCTGTTGGGTAAACAGCTACGATAATGCAGTGCGGATAAGCGTTCATACACTGTTCCCGTGCATGGTCGTCGTCCTCTGCTTCGCAGTAGAAGCCAAAGGGGTCATGCCCATCAATCCATGCGTTATCGGTGTACAAAACTATGTAATCCCCCAGAATATTCTGTGCCCAAACCATTGCGTCTTCTATTACTGAGGAGAGGATTTCCTGCCACTCTTCAAGTTGGTTTTCGCTGAATTGCTCAAAGGTTTCCCATACTTCCCCACTCTCGCAATGAAAGTGGTTGTACGCCACCTGGTCTGCCCGTTCTTGTATTTGTTCAAGTGTTTTCATACTCGCTCCGGGGTTGTAGCGGTGTAGTTAACAATAAGTGTTTGTTGTGCCCGTGGTACCCACAGCTTCTCTACCAGCAGCTCTACACGTTTCTGTGCAGCTACCCTTTGTTTGAGCAACCGCAATTCATTGGTTGCTGCTACGTGAGCACGCTTTCCTGCGTCCACTCGACCAGCGCTCTTTGTCTTGGTTTTCATAAGCACCTACAGAATTATCTGCTGGGATACTGCGAACAGTACCTGGGTCAGAAGAATGAGAGACAAGAGGTATTTTACGTTTTCCAGGGCTTGCCTGATAAAAGAGTTCATCTAGTCCCCCCATGATTATTTAACCCGCGTGAGACGTGGTTTCCTTACTACCGGGGTGAGGGTAATTTCATGCCCTACAGCCAAGGCAACACGGGCCAGTGTATCGATTCTGGGGGCCACTGTAGGACCATTACGCCAGTGGTACAGTGTGGTGAAGTGAACCCTGGCGCGTATAGCCAGGGACTTGATAGCAGGGCTATCGAATGCAGCGATTAAGCTGATGAGCTGAAGGAATATCAGCTCTCTAGGGTCAACCTTTATTTTCTTCATTGGTTTCATTCAAGGGTACCTATTGAGGTTCAATTTCACTGCAGAAGTTTTCCGCCGCAATCCGTAGCTCTTCCATGGCATCAAGGCCGCTTGCGTGAAGCAGGTGTAAGAGGTCGCTGATCAGATCTCTTATCACCGCTTCACTATCTGGTTCAGCTTCATCCAGGTAAGCCTCAACAGCTTCTTCAGCCCAATTGGCACGAGTGGTATATGATAAAATATTTCTCACGGTTTCTCCTTTAATTTAGCTTGGTACTCCAAGCACTGTTGGGTGATTTGCTCGATAGAAGCATTGTTGGGTAGGGTCAGTTCATCTGCCCAGGTAGGCCAGAATAGTGATAACTCCGCCCCAATCTTTACCTTGTCATGCTGAATTTCTGGTAGCTCTTGCCACCGCATTTCCTCAATCAGATTTTCGTTGACCCAATGAATGATTTCAGGGGAATCCTCGAAAACTAGGTAAATAGCGTCATGAATGAGCGCTACCGGGAGAATTGAATTGCGATAGGGAGACTTCCAGACTTTCTTCATGAAAGCGTTAGCAGCACGATTGTTGAGCAATCCATAGGACTGGCCCAGTGCATTGCCGGCAGTACGTCCTTCAGCTTCAGCTTCAAATGGCGTGCTCCGAAGCCCTAGGACAGTTTTGGCTATCAAGGGTGTACGAAGCCTCAGTCCAAAGGCGATCTTGACATAGCCGCAGGATGCGGCCTCTGTAAGGCGGTCTTGAACCCATTGGTCTGAGGCGGCATACAGTTCGTGGTAGTTACGCTCGATCTGTTTGGCTACTGCTTCAGTAAAGCCACAGTTGGCCATCAGAGTTCGCCAGGTACCCCTGTAAGTAAGTGCAAAGGTGGGAGCCTTTGACAGTTGCCGGATAGCCTCATAGAGCTTCTTGATACTGTTGATCGACTCTACGGTATCAACAATACCGGGCAATCTGTCCGGGAAGTAACTGAACGCTCGTAGGCAATGCCCATCGTATCCTTCCAGGTACACCCGCATTTTGTTGGGATCTCTGGTAGTCAGTGCAGAGATATAATCCTCGAGAGAATTAAAATCTGCCCCACCGAATATCCAACCAGCAGGAGTACCGAAACACTTCTTGATCAGTTTGCCGTAGGTAGACCCTGCAGGAATATTCTGCATATTTGGATCTGAACTACTGAGCCGACCAGACTTGGTGCCCCCCAGGTTAAAACACCCGTGCAGCCACATGATTCCATCACCTTTACGCACTGCCGCTTCAAAGGCAGGGATAAAAGAGCTGAGAATCTTGTCGGCTGTAGCGTAACCAATCAGAGCATGCAGAAGATCCAGATACTCTGGATTGACCGCATGGTTTACGAGCTTCTCCAAGGTCTCCCCACCGCATGCAGGCTGCTTGGTATCTGTCAGATCAATGACAGGTAACCCCATCAACTCATAGAGCAGGAGCTGCTTCTGTGGATTGCTGTTGGGATTAAAGCGTAAGCCAGCAAAATGAGAGAGCGGATGTTGCTTCTTCTTCAGCTTGGCATTGGCAGCTACCATGGCTTCAGTCTGTAAACGGTACTCCAGCTTCTGGATAATGGATTCCCCAAAACCAGTAGGCTGCTGAGCAAATACCTGTTCATAGCCGGCAATGATTCCTTCCAGCTCTTTACGTGCAGCAGCCACATTCTCTGGAATCAAAGGCATGCCTGTGAGTTCCATCTGAATGATGACTTGCTGGCTTGGGAGCATCAGACCGGTATACAGCTCTAGTTGCTGATCCTGCACCATGAGAGGGTAAAACTTCTCATACACGTAATTGGTAGAGATACCATCGATCAGGTTGTACTTGAGCAACTCATGCAACGGGATCTTCAGAATATTCTTGATCTCTGAATTGGCCCAGTTACCTGAGTGCGCATGCGCCAGATCTTTCAGACTGAGTGAGTTCCCTGCTGCAGAGTTTGTTGCCAGGTACGCAATGATGAGCGTGTCAGCAAAATCACGGGTAAGAACTTCCAAGCCAATGAGCAGATTTTCATTGTCGAAGTAATCATCCATCCACAGTTCGTAGATCAAGATTTTTACATCGAAGGAAGCTTTATGGAATCTCAGCTCTCCTTTGTATGTTTCAAAGAAATGCTTCAGAGCTGTTTTAACAGGGCCGTTATGTACCATCTCTCCGTATACCCCATTGATAGGGGAGGGTAGAGATACGTAGTCCACAGCAAAGGCTATGCCTTCATGCTTAGACCAAGCAAAAGTAATGGTACCAATGCCTGCTTTGTTAAACTTCAGTGATGCTGTTTCAATATCACAGCTCAGTGCTGGGTACTGATGCAGCTTACCAAGTGCTGCAGCAATCTCAACTGATGTATAGGGATACTCAGCATACTGAATAACATCTGTACCCAGTGCAGTGTAAGTGTTCTTCACCAGATCAATGAGTGTATCCATTGACATAATGAGCTTAGGCTCATTGGCTGGATTGTAGAACAGGGACTTATGGTTAACTCCCAGCACTACATGCATATCTGTATACCCTACTACAGTACATGGGAGTACATAGCCCAGGTGTACATCTGCTTTCCTACTGTTAGTTAATACCTTGAAGTATTCTGCATCAGCACAGTAGATGTACTGTACTGCCACACTTCTCAGTTCAGACAAGACAGTAACCAGCTCATCTTTGATGAACGGTACTGCTGCCTTCTTCTTACCACCATAAGAGAGCGCACCTACGATGATGTCTGCACTATCCAAACCATGTTTAGTAAAGTATGTCTCGTAGGTATGCTGAATCTCTTGTTTGTTGAATGCGCTGTCTTTTACAAGAAGCGCGATGGGATAATTGTCTGATTGACTGAAGGCGAAGGAATGCACAGTGGTTCTGTCCTTGAAGTGTGAGCAGGGGAGATGATCGTAGTGTTCACAGAAATTGAAAAATTTGCAGGACTTCCACGTTGAACAATATCATTGCGGTTGTTCCCTACCCGCAGATACGCATATTTGGTGAGATCAAATGCGTTTTGTTGTTTATCCAGCCAGCCAAAGAACTGAAATAGTTCCTGGGTCTGAACTGACCCGTCATAGATGGATTCTTGTATAAAAATCCAATAGTGACCTTGCGGGGATACATGATCTGCTGGAGCTTGGAGCAGCGTAGGCAACTCCAGTCCCAGTAAGGCATCTACTTTGATTTCATTACTGATAGCGATGATTGCATCAGATAAATAAGCCATGTGGCTCTCCTAGATTCCCAGGAGATCATCCACCTGGCGTATCTTTATTTTGATGAGGTATTTTTCATTGGCTTCTTTAAAAGCTGCCAGCTCTGAAAGAGACATCACCTTTTCTCTGTCAGGGGTGTCAAAATCCAATGCGTAAACATCATTGGTATATTTCTCAGGTAGCAGGTGCGCTATCTGAGAAAGATCCTCTGTGCTGGCGAACAGTGCTATCAAGTAGTTCTTGATGCACAGCCCCATAGAGATATCGAATTCCTTTTTCTGTTGCAGGAACCCAGCCATCCTTGGATGCAGATTGATATGCAGCGCAGGGACTCGGATTCCACGATCCACTTTCTTCTGAGTATCCGGGCGGTAATACACCTGGTTTCGGAAGGAGAAGTAGCGGTAATCCAGCCCATAAGCACTGGCGTTTAACCGCACCATGTCCCACAGCAAAGTAGTCTCGGCTTCTCTTTCAGGGTGACAGATGCTGTTGTAGAGGCTATCTATGCAGTGCTGCTTTACTTGTGGACTGAGGCTCATACAAAGTCTCCGGTGAGGATTACTTCATGGCGTGCTCGGCTGACTGCGACGTACATCATTCGAGCGATCGTGTTACCAAGATTGCACTGGCTGACATCATCTAAGTCGATGAATACTCGGTCATAGGTGCTGCCTTGGGATTTGTTGATAGTGCACGCGTAAGCTGCCCGCAGATCAATCCAGGTATCCTCAATAGTGCGTACCATGGAGAGAAAATCTTTGGCTCTAGCCCATTTCAGCTTGGCCTTCATCTCATCTCTGGATTCAGGCATGAAGAAATAAGTGAGTTTATCCAGCTCTACGTGGTAACCAGGGAGATCCATTTCTATTGCGGGGGAGATAGCCGTGATCTGCACAAGTTGATCTGTCTTGAAAGTGAATTTCTTGTGGGAGACGTGCTTGTTACAGATTGCGTAGTCATCTACTTGCAATCTTGGTTCTCCTTGTATTCTTTCACGGATGGCGTGGTTGTAATCAATGACAGTTTGATTCGTCCACGCCAACACCTTGGAGTCGTTGTTCTTCCAATCTTTTCGAGTGAATTCCGCCAGTACAGCGGCCTCAAACTCGTCGCCTTTCAGGTGCTTAATATGCACTCCATCTGGCTTAAAGTTGAAGAATTTCCCCGATGTAACTGTCTTCCTGAATTCAGTAGACAATTCTATTATGGGGTTTCCTTCCGCTTGTCTGACAACCTCGGTGAGCTTTGCCGTCTCGAAACCAGAGTTAAATACAGGGGCATCCTTCGCCCTGAAATCGACGATTTGAGCGGGGTCTCCAATGAAAAGGATTTTGCAATTGGAGGTGTGCTCAAAGATTTTCCTTATCAGTATGCGGTCAATAAAACTGGCTTCATCGATAACGATGATTGTGTTTACTATGTTAGGAACATCATTACGGCGAACTAGCATTGTCTCTTGAGTCTTGTAATTTTTACTGACACGTAGGTTAAGAAATTTGTGGATGGTTACTACATCAGCCCCTGTTATCTGGCGCAGTGCTTCTGCTGCCTTGTTAGTGGTCGCGGTGAGCTGCAGAGGCCAAGCACTCATGGGATTGGCACTGATCAATGCTTCTGTCTTGATCAGCTTGGGGAGCATGTCGATAACACGCTCAACCAGAGTGCTCTTGCCTGTGCCAGAGTAGCCCTCAAGCACAAACACTTTCTTGCTGGGATGTAGAATGAATTCGATGACTTGATCGTAAGCTTTTTGCTGTCCTGCGGAAAAGGTAACTTGTTTCATGGCAACTCCAGAAATTAAGTGAATAGGTAGCCCTACGAACTTAATTTCATAGAGTGCTGTGGGTTATTCTGGCGCGTCGAAGTGAACGATTCTGCCAAATTTGCAAGTGAAGGTCGGGTTCTTATCGATTATCCAAATGATTGGAACCTTGCAGGTGCCTGGGTAAGAGGCAAAATCACCATCAGTAAATATGATGGCAACTGCTGGTTTGTTTTCGTTGATCCAGTCAATAACGGGGGTGATGTACGTTCCGCCCCCTTTAATGAATTTGATCTCCTTGAGTTCTTGCTCAGTTTTCACGTCATCGATACAAATAATGCGGGTATCGAACTGCCCAAATTTAATACAATCTGGGTGAAGACTTTTGATTAAGCCAAGGGTTTCACTGATGAAATGCTCAGTTTGTTTTTGGGTAACAGACAAGGAGACATCGGTGAATACTGCAGCGGTACCCAACTTTTCTGCGTGCTGGGTAGACAGAACGTACTCAGGGAAATAGCGTCTGTTGGGTCTGCGGAAAGTGTGTTCCGTTTTCCCTACAGATCGGTAATACCGGCGTACAAGGGCATGCCAGGGCAATTTGGGATTGGTCAGGTTGGTGACATAGTTCTGTATATCCTGTGGCACCATGCCCCAGCCTTCTGCGGTAGCTTTGGCAAGGATTGCAGCTTTAACCAAGACACCATCAAGAAACTTGTCGGCCTTCTCTTTGGTCATGGGGCTGGGGAGGATATCCATGACGAACCCAGGTTCTGGTTCATCTGGCAGAAGGTCATAGATTTCATCTGTGGATAGGCCACGGTATTTCCTGTCCCATAACCAACGATCACCAAGGGTACAGCCTGCCAAGTAAAGCATGTCATTGATGCAGTAATCCCCGGCGCGGTTCCATTTCTGGTGATCACGTTCCCCCTCTCTCCCAATATGGCGCAAGACCACATGGGAGACTTCGTGGAGGGAAATGCTTTTACGCACAGCAGGTGACTGCGCCATGAAGTAGTCGGGGTTGTACATCACCTCAACCCCATTGACTGCTGCGGTAGGTACCTCATCAGTGAAGCGGTGCCTCAGCGACAAGGCAACAGAGGTGAAGAACGTAAACTTACGATCCTCGAGCATTTGTATCTTGGTTTTATCGAGGGCTTGAATGGCAGCTTGCATACGCCCTCCTAAGTGGGGCTGATCAGTTTGTTGACACGGTACAGCTTTCCGAACTCCACTTGGTTTTCCCAAGAGAGATTCTTTTCTCGTTCCATGTGTTTGGTGTAAATCTCAGAGATGGCTGTAAATTTGAATACCATAGAGCTAGCTCCCTTGAGTATCTTCCCGATGCTCTCTGCCCAGATATAGTCAGAGAATGCGTCAGTTTCTGCCTCTATGTAAACGCCATGGATATCGAAGCGAAGGTGTTTGCTTCCCTCAGCGAAATTCCCCCCCTTTCCCCACTCACTATCGTAGGCAATACCGAGATCTTTCAGCTGGTCCAATTTAGGCAAATCACCGTAGTTCACCTCTTCAAACTCAAAACAACATAATTCATCGCTCTGCGAAAAGTCGTCTTCAAACCTTTCATCTCGGTAAATACGCTTTATTGCCTCTGCATATTCAGTCGGCACAGTGAGGGTTACTGAAACACGATCGCCCATACAGGCTCCTTAATAGACAGCTGAGGCGAAGTCAGAACGCCACTTAATGACTGCCGGGGTAGACTTCAACTCTGGGTTACGTGCGAGCATCTCGCGCATGGTGATTACCTGGAACTCTTTTGGGAGTCTGCGGATATACACAATCATGCGATCGATGTTTGCCACTGTGGCTTGATGGGCCAATGTGCCTGTCAGTGCGTACACAGTCCCAGGCTCTTGTGGCACTGGGGTTGTGTGCGGCTGGCCCAGAATCTGAACCATCTGTGGCAAGTCTGCGTAGATCTTGGTGTAGCCGATAAACTCTCGTGCTATGCCTTCTGAGATCGTTCCTGCCAATGCTGCCAAGGTAAGATCATCATCGATACCCAGGATATGCAGATGCTTGCTGGCAGACTCCCAGGTACGCCCAGAACCAAACGTGCGATCAGGATGATCTGGTTTGAAGGTGAACAGCATCTGAGGGAAAGTTTTGATGAATGACGTAATCCAGTGGTGAATGCCATTGGCTTCTGCCCACTCGACCCATGTGTTGTTATCCATGGTCACCTCGTAGTGCGTCAGGCGCGATTGCATGGCAGTGGACATATCCTCTACGAATGCGTTGTCGGTAATCAGGTTACCTGCCGCTGCCATCATCAGGCGAGGGTGAAGCTTAGCCTGCCCCACCATGCGATCGTAGATCAGCTTGTATGCGCCTTTCTGCACAGGGCGATCTGCCAATGGCAGCTCATCCAGGAACAGCAACCAGCCGTCATAGCCCTCTGGTATGGGGTCATTTTCCAGCGGGAATGTATCGAACGGTAGGTATCCTGCTCGCTGAGTTGCCTTGTTGACGTTGGGGAAACCAACCAGGTCCACTGGATCTGAGTTGGCCAATCGAAGGTCAATCAGGAAGAGGTTGTACTCCTTTGCAAATGCAGCAGCCAAAGCGCTTTTACCGATACCTGGAGAACCCCAGAACATTGGCACAGCACCAGCACGAATGGAGGTGGACATGGCCTTGATAAACTGCCCGGTGTGAATGGTGATAGTCATGGTAATTACTCCGGGATATCTTCCCAGTGGGTGATTTTGATTGAGCCTTCAGCTAAGCCAAGGCAATGAATGTCGGTGATTCTTGGGGTGGTTTCCTCCTCATCTTCGTAGTAGCCCCACTCTCGGGCACACTTTTCTCTTGCGGCGGTACGCAGCTTCTCTGTGGTGAGCGCATGAGTGAATGGCCCTATTTCATCTATCCAAATAGTGCCGGTACCGGAAGCTTCCTGGCAGAAGGCTGTAAACACCAGAGGGGTAGTTCTCTCTGCTGCAATCTTGTAATGGAAGCCAGCCAAGCCATAGGATGCTTCCATGCCTGAAGCGCCAATCTGTCTTTGGCGTGCTGGTACACAGGGGGTGCAGATACCTTTCCCGGTATCTATATTGTGGTACTGCCGGCCCATCATGGGGCCAGCACAGATAACGCACTGCAGTTCTTTGATTGAGTTGTGGGACATATGCCCTCCAGTGAATACAGGAAAACTAAATATTGCCCGGAGGGCATAAGATCAAGGAGACTTTTACTCTGCAGGCCCACCAAATTCTGGGGCGTCTCCCTTGATGGAAATGTAGCTGGGGTACTTATTTTATTCTGGTAATTCAGCAATCGTGAAAGTTTGCGGTGACCCGCAAACGCAACAGGGTATTACTACTTCCTGTTTGGTTCCTGGGGGTATACGCGGCTCGTCATCTTCATACTCCACCCGCAGCCTTGCATTACAAACTCTACAAGGAACTGAAGTTACAGGCTGTGAATCTTCTGGTTGTTGGGTCGTTTTCATGGGAAGTCCTTAAAATTAAAATGGGGCAGGTGGGAGAGAGTTCCATCTGTCTTGGTCAGTGGGAGAACAGCTCCCTCCGAACCAAGCGGAGCGTGGAGTACTGAGTGTGGCGTCATGCTTTTGTTCTTCCTCCTCGGTCATGGGGATACCCTGCAGTCGCCTGATATTGAACAGGCATGCCGGTAGGGAACCTTGACGATGGGGGAATGGGTAAGGGGAGCACAGGCAAGTCTGTTGCTTTACCATCTCACGCTTTCGTTCGGCCTCCACAGAGCGCACACGCAATGATCGGCACTTAGGACATGCGATGGGTCGGCTGAACTTGGTGGGGTGCTTACGAAGGGTGAAGCGGTGTCTGCAGGCAGACTCCTCACAGCGATACCGGTGCCTAAACCGTGTGGTAGACCGGGAAGGTCTTTGCATGAAGACCTCCGGGAAACATTTGAATGGTGGTAAATGAGTAAGCAAGCACAACGACAACAAGCATGATCAGAAGGACTCTGCATTCTCGTGACATAGTGACTGCCTATTCTGGGTTGGTGGTGTAGCTGGCCTGAACATTCAACAAAGTGTTGTGATAGGTCATCAGGATTGAGTTGAGGCGGTTTGCGGT